GATCATATTCGGCGACACGTTGGCTAACTTCAGGCGGCGCTGGACGACGATGGGCGACACGCCAAACGCAGCCGCGATATCTTCGACCGGCTCACCGGCATCATGCATCCGCTTGAACGCTTCGAACTCATCGGCCGGGTGCATGGGTTCGCGCGCGGAGTTCTCGGCAAGGCTCGCGGCTTCAGCGTTCGCATCGTCGACCACAATGCATGGCACCGGATAGTCGCGGTCCAGATCGCCGCGCTCGGCGAGCAGCTGCAGCGCGCGCAGCCGACGCCCGCCGGCGATGACTCGATAGCCGCCGGTGCCGCGCAGCAGTGCCGGCGTCACGACGAGGTTCTGCAGCAGGCCTTGGGAGGCAATCAGCGCGGCGAGCTCTTCGATACCGGTGGGGGCGACGCGACGCACATTCGACGCGGAGACCTGCAGGTCACAAAGCGGCGGGTAAATGGTGTTTTCGTTCATGGTGATCTCCAGATCAGTTGGCGACGCGCGCCCGAAGGCGCGGCGCTGGTCGTTACTCGGCTTGCTCGGCGCTTTCCTGCTCGAGCGGCGGAATGTCGGTACCGGCGAACGGATCGTCTTCGCCGCCAACCTTCTCAGCCGCCGTCTTCTTCTTCGGCGCCTTCTTCGACTTGTCGACCAGATCGGCTTGCTTTTCAGTCGGCGGCGTCAGCGTGACCTCGATCTCGGTCTGCGCGAGGTGATCAATACGCCCCTGCACATCAGCGCCCGGCTTCGAGTAGGCGCTGAACATCACCAGCACCGTGCCGCCTGGCTGTAGGTCAAGACTGAAGTCAGACAGCGCCACGTCGCCGAGCTTGATGAACGATTCGTCGCTCGCGCCGCAGTGGTAGACGAGCTCATAGCCGGCCATTTCCTTCTTGATCTTCAGCGGCATGTGCACGCCGACGAGCTTGCGGCTCGTCAGGTCGAGGTCTTCGCGCGGCAGGGCCATTTCCTGCTGGCCGTCGTCGCCGACCTTGGGCTTACCGTTGTCCTTCTCGTAGAACGCCTTGCGCAGGCCCGGTTCGAGGATGTCGAGCACCGTGTTGTCGCTCTGGAATTCGAACTTGACGCTGCACGCGTGCTCGCGCTTCTCGCCCTTGAACTCGGGCACGTTGGTCACGCTGCGGACCTTGATCAGTTTGCGGTCGATGCTAAACATGGGTTCTCCTGGTGGTAGCGGGGCGGTTACTGCTTCGGCATGCGCGCGGCGATGTCGCGTATGCGGGCAACGACGCGGTCGGGAATAGCGATCACCTGACCGCCGTCCAGGGCTGCAAACGCGGGCCGCAGGAGCTCGCGGTCGACCGGGGAAAGGTCGGCGCTGCGGATCTGGCGCAGTGCCTGCCAGAGGTGTTGTTCGACGGTCATCGCTTACGCCTCCAAGGCCTTGCGCAGGTACGGATCGATATCGGCCTGACGGAGCAGCCAGCCGACGTAATCGCGGGGCAGGTCGGCGATGGCCGTGCCTTTGTGCTTGCCGAATCCGATCACCTCGGGGATGCGCGCCGCTTCGCTGAACTGCCACATGTGTTCGAACGATTCGAAGCCACCGACCGAAACCGCGACCGCACGCAACACCCATCCGCAAAAGTCGCAATCGGCGAGTGCGTTGTGCGCGCTCTTGAGCTTTTCGCGCGTTTCCGCCTGGTTGATTGACAGCCGGTACATGAGCGCGCCGAGCCGATGGCTATCGGCGTGCGGCCACACCTTGCGCGCCATCGCGAGCGTGCAGATACGCTTCACCGACGGCTCGCCGATCACCTTCCAATCGAAATCGACGTTGTGGCCGATCAGGTACTCGACGCTATCCGGCAGAGCAAAGGAACTGCTCGGTGGGCATCCGATCAGGTCGGCGCCGATGATGTGATGCGTCGCCATCGCACCGCTGCTGATAGCCTTCGTCGGCCGGTAGCGCTGCTGGAACGCTTCGCCGAAGCAGATGTTCACGTCGGAGTCGCCGATCGTGACCGGGAAATAAGCGGCCTCGATCAGTTCGCCGTCGACGGCGTCGGTGGTTTCGGTGTCGAAAATGATTGCGGTCATGATCGGTTAACCTTCCAGTTCTGCGCGGCGCGCGTTGTAGGCGTCGACGGCTTCCTGCTGCTGCGCTTCCGGAAGCTGGCCGATCAACGTCGCGTCAGAGTCGAGCACATCAACGTCGGTCGTCTTGTTGAAGCGCTCGACCAGCTCGGCGAACGTCATTGCCGGTGCCTCGCCTGCGTTGGTCGATTGCTGCGTCTGCTGCTCAGCGGCTTCGCGCTGCGCGCGCTCGCGCTCGGCCTTGACCTTCGCTTGATACGCGGCCCGCACCTTCTCTTTGTCCGCGTCGCTTGCAAGGTTGCCGGCAGGCTCGATCGCGCGCTGCAGTTCGTGACCGGTTGTCGCGGCTTCGATGTCACGCAGGATCTTGTCGAGACTGGCAGTCGGCGCCGGCGCAGCGCGCTTCGATGCGAGCTTGCTGCGCATGCTATCGGTACGCGATGCGCCGGCCTGCGGCACCTCGTCGACTCGACCCATGTCGTGCGGCGCGCGCTCATCGATCTCGTCGGGTGTATAGACGCCGAGGATGACGTCCGGGCAATACAGGCGCGACCAGCGTTTCACGGCGAGATACGCAAGCTGCTGCTTCGGGTCCTGGCCCCACAGAGGCGAATTGCGTACGCCGGCCTGCGCGAGCAACAGGCGCAAGCGGCGCGGCTCCGCTTCGCCCTTGAACGTTGCCCAAACTTCGACGCCGAGGCCTTCTTCTTCCTTCAGCGTCCAGTCTTTTACGATGCGCTTTTCGCCTTCGTTCTTCGACGGCACTTCCTTGAAGCGGCCCGCGATGCGATCCCAATCGCCGAACCACTCGTAATTGATGCGGCCGGTGACCGGCGCGCGCGCGGTGATAACGGCGTTGACCAGCTGCGCCTCATAACCGAGCGCGCCGCTCACAAGGTGCGTTTTCTGCGCAACGGCAAACGGATTCATGCCCCATTGCATCGCCTGCATCGTGACGGCGAAGCAGTCGCCGCGGTTGCCTTGCAGGTGGCGCGGAATCGTCGCCTTACCGGCCGCCATGATCTCGGCAACGCGCGAAATCGAGTCGATCGCGGTCACGTCGAGGACGACAGCGCTGGTAGTGATCGGCGGCGCTGCGAAGTCCAGTTCCGGGCGGGTTTCCATCTTGACGACGTTCGTGTTCATGACTGCATTACTCCTTTGCCTTGGTGTGTCGGAAATCGACATACGTGGTGGTTTCAACGGTGTAGGCCTTGCGCGTCACTTCCTTGCGCTTATACGTGCTGCCATCTGGCAGGCGAGCGATAGCGGCGGTGCCCATTGCACCAAGCATGTGAGCCTTGGCGCCGTCGCTGACCTCTTTGTATTGCTTGATGTTCTCGTCCGCCATCTGCTTGACGCGGTGCCAGTGCATGAGCTGCTCGTCGAACTCGACTTCGCCGCCGTCCGTGCCCGGATACATGCGCTTGAGCAGCGCGAGCGTCGAGGCGTGAGCAAAGTCAGGTTCCGGCGCATCATGCTTCTCGACGCGCTGCCAGAAGTCGTGCTCGCCGTCGACGATCATTTCCTCGAGCTCAGCGTCGCGGCGGATCACGAACGTTTCGAGCCGGTTTCCGCCCACGCACGCGGCGAGGTGCCATTCCGGGTAGTCGAGAACGATCATGTAGTGATGGCACTGCATGAGATAGTGCTCGGGCACCTGGTCGGTGCCGGGCTCGCCCCACGCATCTGAGCGGAACGCCATCGCGTCGACGTTCTTGCATTCGAGACCGCGGCGCACGCCTTCGACAACGCGGTCGACGTTCGCGAGCATCCACGGATACTTCGCATGCTTGACGATCTGATTGCGCCGGCGCACCTTGACGTCATTGCGACGCGCGTATTCGCGCGCAATGATGTCTTCCATGATCCGGCCGAACTGGATGCGCTCTAGGCCGTCGAGGTCTTCGGCTGCTAGCTGCTTGGTCTTTTCTAGCCACAGCTCGTATGTCGTCTTGTAGGGCGACAGGCCAAGCGCGGCGGCAGAATCACTGCCACCGACACCGGACATGCGCTCCTGAAGCCAGTCTTCGCGGTTCATTGCGTTACTCCAGAAGTGAAGCGCGCATCGACGGCGGCATCGTCCGGGATCAGCGCGATTTGATGTTTTGGAAAGTCCGGCCGCGAATTACGTCGATCGTCGGGCCAGCGGTGGTACATATGCCAGGCCCACTCGGACGCCTTTTTTTCGTCCAACTTGGCTTGCTCAAGCTGCTGCATCAGAGTGCGAACGGTCTCGCGCGCGGCCTGATCCATCAACGGGAGCAGGGCGATGCGCATGCGATTCGTCGTCTCACTGTCGAACCACGATCCGTCCTCGGTCACGCCGGTGGCGACCATTTCACAAACGTTCATGATGAACTGGCTGTTAAACGTCGCCGCAGTCGCGAGCTCGGCGCGCTGCTCATGCGGCAGATCGTTGAGAATCGATTTGAAATCGATCGACAACTTCAGGCCCGGATAGAGTTTTGCAGTCACACTGCACCTTTCGAGTAGTGAGAGAGTTGTTCGGCGCCCGATGGGCTGAGCACCGCCAGAGTGATCGCGGCCGCGCACAGCGCGAGCGTGATGAGAAGCCAGAGGCGGAGCAGTTCGGCGATGGCGCGCAGGGTGGTCAACGCACGCCTCCAATGTTGTCGCTGTGCTGGAAGTGCTTCGCGATGTGCTTCGGTACGAACAGCGCTCCGATCACGACGCGCGGCGCCACGCCACGACGAGCCAGCGCAGCCTTAGCGGCCCGCTGCCGGCGCTCGGTACGTGCACACAGCGCCTGGTATTGCGAGTCCATCAGCTCGGCGCGTGAGAGGCGCACGTTGGTTCGCATGTGGCGAAGGTCGAGATTGATCAGTTGCACAGCAGTCTCCCGGAGAAGGTCAGGACCAGCATCACAGCGAGAGCCATTGCACAGGCACCAGCAGTGAACGCGAGAAGAAGGGCGGAGCGCTCGAAGTCGCGCTCATTGGGGCGGATCACGCTGCACCTGTGGCTTTGGTGATTACAGCGTCATACATTGCGATGAACGAGCACGCAGGGCATTGAACTAAATCACGGAATGCATCCCCAGTTACAGGGCCTGTCGCATAGCAGTGATCCGGCGCGAAGTGTTCGCCGATGGCTCGGCGTCCTTCGTGCAGCGCTTCGAGCAGTTCGGGGGCAGCGGGCAAGACACTGACCGGCTCACCAGCCTGCACGCGCCACTGCAGCACGTCGCTATTGATGACGCGCCACTCAGCGGGCGGATTGACCTTGGAACCGGTCTTCGGGCGAGCCGTGATCACGTTCAGATACTCGAGCTTGCTCAGCGCTTCGCGCAGCACCGTTCGGCTTACACCGAAACGGATGGAAAGCTCTTCCTGCGCCGGGATCGTGCAACCGGGTTCGGTCGAGAAGATCACTTCCATCAGGCGGTCAAGCGTCTTGTTGACGAGGGAGTTGATGTTCATGTCAGTCGTCCAGATCAATTTCTTCTTCGGGCTCGGCGTCGAGCAGATTGCCTTCGCAGTCGGGGCAGACTTCGCGGATGTCGACGTGGACGCTCCGGCAGCCCCAGTACTCGTAGGAGCCGATGCCGAAGTCCACCGACTTGGCCGTGACGTTGGCCTTGCAGGACGGGCAGTAGCCGCGGTGGGTGTCGTCGTCGCGGTCGAGGTAGTCGGGTTCGCGATCAGAGAGGTGGAGGGCCATGCTCAGCACCACACGATCTGCGCGTAGTCCACCGTGCGCACGAAGCGTGAGTTGACGTATTGATCGAAGTGCGAAACGAACCGGAGGCTGTAGTTCGAAGCAGGGCGTGCGGCGCTTGGGGTGTAGTCGGCGTAGAGCATGGTGGTCTCCCCGGCGGATTCGTTAGAACTGCACCCGGCCCAGCTTGACACCGTCAGCCAGGAGATTTGCGGACACGCGGCAGATAAGCGCGTTGATGACTCGGCTGTTGCGCGATGCCTTCGAGAAGCGAAAACCAGTGGCGCGCATGAACGGAGCTGCGATGTGAGCAGCGGCGCGCTGGAGTTCGTAGTGGATTCGGAGCAGATTCATCTGGTCACCTCATGTGTGGTGTTGCTGTGAGGTGAATTATACGACAGTGAATAGATGTGTCAATACATCAATGAATAGATTTGAATACAAAAAAGCCCCGGCATGCGGGGCTTGAAAGGATAGTGACGCGGACTGCTTACATGTGAGGTACGCGCTTACCGGGCTGCAGCTTGCACACCTCCTGAAGCATTGTTTCCCCAATGGAGTCGGGCACAACGTCAGCGTAAGACGCAGTCGCCGGCGGAATTGATACGCTCTCGACAACGTCTCCGGCACCCATGGCGTGTGCCAAGTAAACTATCTGGACCGTTGCGCTTGTACCCTCGTCGCAGTTGAACAAGTCGAGTTCCTTCGATGACATTGCTGTCTTTTCGGGGTAGGAATTGGGGATCGCGTGGTTGTCACCGTAGTCGTACAAGAACCATGCTTTTGCGCGGCCGCTGCTAAAGTGTACCGATGTGGAATCGAGATAGACGGTCAGACCTTTATTTCCGCCTATTGCTTTCCAGTCTGCAGCCGATGCCGTCGAAGCGGCGGCAGCAAGCATCAACGCGGCGCCGACCAGCGCTGTCTTCATCAGGTTTGCCCCGCCATACATTTGAACTGGATCTCAGCGCGCGGATAGTTTCCCAGAACGAAAGGCGGCTGCGATTCCGTCGCGTTGATAATTTGAAGCGCCTTACCCTGCTTTCCGCAGTAGGCAGAAGCATCTTGGATAATGTCTGTTTTCAGGTTTCCGAGCCCACTGAATCCCGTCGCCGCTTGCTTGGACACCATGAATGTGTCGTTCCCAGTTGCAACGATTCCAGAATAGGAGGCGCATCCGGTCAATGCGCCAGCCGCCATGATGGCAGCACATAGTTTCATATTAGGCTCCTCGCTCTTAGCCCGAGCGATAAATCACTTCCCCGACGATGTGCACGAACTGCAGCAGCTCGGGCGCAACGATCTTGTCCGGATAGGCTGCATTGTATGAATGCAGCACCAAGCCACCGCCCGCCTGCTTGAATACCTGCTTTACGAGCGGCTCGTCATTGAAATAGATCGCGTACCGCTCACCATCTCGAATATTGGTCGCAGCCGTATTCACCATGAAGACGTTGCGATCGTACAAATATGGTTCCATGCTGTCGCCGCGCGAAACAAGCAGCTTGCAATCCTTCGGATTCACGCCCTTCGCCTTGAAGAACGCCGAATTGAAGGGTAGCGCTCGCTTTTCGCGCACTTCCCACTGGATCAAGCCATCCCCCGCCGAAAAATGGTAGTCGAACCGGTCGATCCAAATACGCTCGTCGTCACCCGGCTCCAAGTCGTCTGGATGATCCCATACCTGGACGTCCCCCTTTCCGGCGGGAAGAGGTCGTTTTTGTGCGCTTTTCGGGGCATCGGGTCCCGGCCCAACCCCATCCGTGAGCCACTCGACGTTTACCTTTAAGGCCTTCGCAAGCTTCTTTACGTTCTGAAGGTCGGGGTTGGGTGTCGTGCCTTTGAGTATCCGGTTAATCGTCGGCTGAGGCACGCCAGATTCCCGGCTGAGCGCGCTCTGGCTCTCAACCTTGCGGAACTTCATGGCCTCATCAAGTCGGCTGGCGATATCTTTCATGCTCGGAATATACGCATCTGAATAACCAAGCGGCAAGTCGTTATCCATTGACGCATTGACTGAACTATTCATCATCGTATAGACTTCTTCGTAGGTGAATAACTTACGGAAATCGACATGGACACCCGCACCCCTTCGGAGCTGCTGACCGAGATCAAAGCGACCACGAAGCTCGGCGAGATCGCACTCTCGAAGTTGCTCGGCATCTCCCAGCCGACCGTTAATCGCATCCTCAACGGCAAGAACTGCTCGTCGACCGCGCTGCTCGCGATTCAGCGCGTGCACGCCGAAATGGATAAGCACATCCGCGCTGACGTCCCTGAACAAATCGCCGCCTGACCAGCTGCGCTATCCGAGAGCGTCCCTGAAGGCGCCCGGCAAATGACACACATGCTCTACCGGGGGCATTCAGATGAACGACAAACAGATAGGTGAGGCAATGGCACGAGGACTTACCAGCAGCTCGCTCGGCAAGCTAACGGCCGAGATCAAGGTCCGCGTCGACGACGACACGAAAGACGAGCTGGACCGTCTTGCGTTCGAAGCCAGCATGGGACTTGCCGAATTCCTTCGCGAGCTCGTGATGATCCGCGTCTACGGCCGCGACCACGTAGCAAGGCTACACAGATCGCGTCTGGCTTTGGTGGCTGGAATCGGCCCGGAAGAGGGCTGAAATGCGGATGGTTCGCATGGTTGGTTTCCCCGATTTTCTTTTGTGTTGCATCGGACTCTAAGTCTCGACGCTGCACCGTACAACATACGCTCGGAGCGATCTTGAACACAGCCGACGCAGCGCACGCAGTTGCGCATGACTATCCGCACGGGGGCACTGATGCGCTCGCCCTGCGTATGGGTCTTTCATCTGGCGCGCTCCTGCGCAACAAGGTGAATCTCAATCGCACGCCGGATAACCGGAACGTGCTGTCGCTCGCCGAGGCCGTCCGCATGACGGATCTGACTGGCGATAAGCGGATTGTCGAAGCATGGGCCCGCCAGCTCGGGATGATCCTGATCGAAATGCCGACCCCTGAGAACTGCGCCGACGCCGACGTGATCGAGCTGATGGCGCAGACGTGGGAGACGAACGGTGACATCGGCCGGGAAGTGAACGCCACGTTTGCCGATGGCCGCGTCGAGCAGGATGAAGTGCGCAGGGTGCGCGACCGCGTCTGGACTCACATTCGCATGCTGTTCGGCCTGGTCGGCCGCATTGAAGGCATGGCGGAGAAGTGACCATGGACCTTCCAGAACCGCTCACTCCTGCCGACTGTAATCTGCGCGGCTATCGCTGGATGCCGCTCGATGTCGAGCGCGTCATCGACAGCGACCTCTTTGGCATCTCGACCGGCGACGAATTCAAGGTCGCATTCCGACTTTGGGCCAAGTCGTGGTCACAGGTACCGGCCGCCAGCCTGCCTGATGACGATCGCTTGCTCGCGCATCTAGCCGGCCTGTCTGAGAACCTCGCGAAGTGGAAGAGGGTCCGCGCCGTTGCATTGCGTGGCTGGATCAAGTGCAGCGATGAGCGTCTCTACCACCCGGTGATCGCTGAGAAGGCGCTCGAAGCGATGGGTAAGCGCGGTGACCATGCGGAGCAGCAGGAGAACATCCAGAGCCGCCAGCAAAGGCTCCGTGAGCGTCGCAAGGTGATGTTCGAGCAGCTTCGCGAAGCTGGAATCATCCCCGCATGGGACACAAAGACGTCCGAACTGGAACGCTTGATCGGGACTCTTGGCAGTCCTCAACCTGTGACAGAAAGCGTCACACCTGAGACGGAAAGCGTAACAGGTAGCGTCACCAGTGACGTCACACGTGACGCACCCGCAACGGCTAATGAGAAGGAGATGGACCGGACCGGACAGGACATAACAAAAACCAAAGAAGCGCCGGTGGTAGCTCACACCACTGCGCCCGAAGAAACGCCGGCGCCTCCTCCTTCGGAAATCGTTCCGAACAGCCGCGCTGCTGCGATTTCGATCCTGATGCGTCGCAACGGCGTCGAGGGCTGCAACTCCGCGAATCCGATCGTGCAGGACTGGGCCGCGAATCCGAAGATCACCGACGACCTGTTGCTGACGGCCGCCGACATGGCGAAGAAACGCGAAGTGCTGCGCCCGGGCCCGAACTACCTCGCGCCGATCATCGCCCAGCTGCTGAACCCGCCCAAGCCTAAGCCGAGCGAAGACGCATGGCGTCGCAGTGACCGCGGTATCGAATCAAAAGCATCCGAGCTCGGCATCTACGCCCGTCCCGGCGAAACCCACGATGCGCTTCGCGAGCGGTGCGAATCCGAAATCCGGAAGCGTGTACAGGGAGTCGCAGCATGAGCGAAACCAACGGTCAGGCATGGGGCATGTGTGCAGCGTTCGGCTGCCCGCTGTTCGGCACGCTAGGCTCTGATGGCGCATGGTTCTGCTTTTGCCACGTCGGCAAGCCGAGCGTTTTCAACGATGCGATCACGCGCGAGCTGCGCGAGAACCAGTCCGAAGTCGTCGACCTCACACTCGCTATCCGACGCGACAGCCTGCTTGGTCACTCCGACCAGACTGGCGCAGCACTGCGCGCGCTCAAGTCTCACGAGCTATTCGGCGAACTGCGATTCAACGGCAAGACGGACAAAAGCGCCCGCGCATGGCTGCAAAGACTCGAGCGGCACCTGATCGAAGCAACGGCGGACATCGGGGAGCAGAAGCGCATTACGTCGACGGCGCCGACGGCGAAGATCGTCGGGCCGACGCATGCCTCGAATTTTCATCCTTACGCAGACGGAGAGGCCGCAGCATGACCGCCACCACCACGCGCGCGAGCGCACAGCGTCCTGACCCGGTGCTCGTCGAGGGCATCCGCATCGCGGCGGCCGATCTTCTCGAAAAAATCGAGCGCTACAGCGTTCCGGTCGAGCCTGAATTCATCGCGACGCTTCGCAAGCTCGCGGACAACCCGGTGCGGGAGGATTTGCGCGCTGCTTCGCCTCATTTGCGTCGCCAGTTCGATCGTGATGTCGACGCGCTTTGCATTCCGATGATGACTGACGAGCAATGCGAGATGAGCTGGACGCGTTGGAAGTCGGCACAGGGGGCGGCATGCTGACCGTCACGCTGCCGTATCCGATCAGTGCCAACCGGTATTGGCGCACTCGCGTGATCAAGCCTAAGGCCGGCCCAGCGATCGTCAGCACCTACGTGAGCGCCGAGGCGAAGACGTACAAGGAGCAGGTTAGCTGGCTGCTGCGCGCCGCTGGTGTGCGCTCACCGATCGTGGGCCGCGTGGCGATCGCCTACACGCTCTATCCGCACCGTCCGCTCGACTACAAAACCCGCATGCGCAAGCACGGAGACGCGTGGCAGGACACGGTGCAGTGCATCGACCTTGATAACACGCAGAAGGTTCTGCTCGACGCGCTCAAGGGCATCGCCTTCGACGATGACGCATGGGTGCGCCGCATCCTGGCTGAGCGCGCTGAGCCCGATGGTGAGGCTCGCCTTGTTGTGACCATCACGCAGATCGACATGCCGGCGCCGCAGGCTGAATTGCCGATTTGCGCAAGTCCGCAAGCTGGCGTTACGGCGTCGCTGTTCGATCCGCTGGAGGTTTGAGATGAAGCGACCCATCGCCATCTATCCGACGCAGGCTGAGATCAAGGCGCTTTTGCATTACGACCCAGAGACGGGCATTTTCACGTGGGCGATTGCATTGCCCACGCGGAAGATCGGAGCGCGCGCCGGGCGTGATTCGTCGAACGGCTATCGATCCATCAAGATCGGCGGCCGAATGTTCCTCGAACACCGCCTGGCATGGGTCTACATGACCGGGGTGCTCCCGCCGCATCAGATCGATCACATCAATGGGCAGCGCCGCGACAATCGGTGGGCGAATCTGCGCGCGGCTAGTTCCTCGCAAAACATGCAGAACCAGCGCGGCGTCAAAGGCGCCTATTCGCACAAGCCAAGCGGCACATGGCAATCATCGATCAAGGTCAACGGCAAGACGATCTGGTTGGGCAAGTTCCCCACCTTTGAAGAAGCGCGCGCCGCATACCTCGCTGCGAAGAAGATCCACCATCCGTTTTCGGTGCACCCATGAACGTCCTGCAATTGGCAGGTTCGCTCCCCCGCGACCCGCAGTTCCGCGCCTTCGTGAGCCAGTACATGGTGCCGCCGCGCGAGCCGACCGTCGACGAGGCCGCGGCGTTTATCCGGGCCGCGTGCGAGATCGGGAGCCGGCGCGAGCTCACCACCAATCCCGCAGCCGTTGATCGGCTTCACCGTTTCATTCGCCGGCCGTTTGTGGCCTGGCGTGACCAGCAGCACCAACCACAGAGGAAAGCAGCATGAAAACGCACATCGGAACCAAGCTGGTGAACATGCAGCCCATGACGCGGCAGGAATACAACGACTTTCGCGGATGGACGCTGCCCGCCGATGAGGATGGTACCGACGACGGCTATCTCGTCGAATACCTCGACGGCGGCAAGCCTAATACGCCGCACTATGCCGGCTATGTGAGCTGGTCGCCGAAGGCGCAGGCCGATGCTGCGTATCGCCCGACCGATGGTCTGCCGTTCGGGCTCGCAATCGAGGCGATGAAGAAGGGCAAGCGCGTCACGCGCGCGACCTGGCCGCTCGGCGTCTTCGTCTACTACGTGCCGCCCGCGTCGTATCCGGTACAGACCGGCGCTGCGAAAGCTCACTTCGGCGAAGGCTCGGTGGTGCCATACCTCGCCTATCTCGCAATCAAGCGCGCTGACGATCAGGTCTGCGTGTTCTCGCCCGGCATGGACTCGATCCTCACCGACGACTGGCACACCGTCGAATAAGTCAAGGCCGAAATAGGCCGATTTTTAGCGCAATAAAGGCCGGAGGAAATAGGCCCCGAAATCGAGGGTATTTCCTCCGCTCTGAGCACCACGCCACGCCGACGCGTACTCGGCCGCTCTGGTCATCTGCGCACGATGACCGATCCCGCAAAGCCTCACCGATAGGACCGAAAACAATGAATCGACGGGGATTTCTAGGCTCTATGCTGGCCCTTGCCGCCGCGCCCGCCATCGTGCGGGCTTCGTCGCTCATGAAGCTCGCGCCGGGCTTTGATGAGCTGGAATCCGGGATAGTGGTTCCGGAAAGCACTCTGACGCTTAGCGGCAATCGCCTGTTGTCTGTCGAGGAAATCACGAACGAGGCATTGCGCGTCCTCGGCGCATCGCTCGCGCGATTCCGCGTGACTGAGTCAACCGCACTGGGCGACTTCAGGCGCGGCGACATCATCACGATCAATGGCATTTTCAAGGGAGCGCACTGATGGATCTCCACACCCTCGAAGCACGCCTCGACAACTGGGCTGCCGCTCAGCGCTCCGCTGAACGCCAGGGCCGCGCAGAGTCCATCGAAGGTCGATTCCAGAGCGGCTATCGTGAGTCGAACGCGCGGCCCAGTGAGATCGACCACGCCGACGCGCGCCTCGTCAATGAAGCCTGGAAGCGCTGCGTTCCGCTTGAGAAGGAGATCCTGCGCATGCACTACGTGTGGCGTGCGCACTCGTCGTTCATCTGCCGCCGGCTACGGTTGAAGCAGGGGAAGGGGCACACGCACGTGTGGGAGTTTGCCCTCGCGCACGCGCAGCGCGCGATCGCCATCCGGATCGCCATCGAGGAACAGGTCGAAGAGAGCGTTTTCTGACCTACTTGCATTCATCGATAGTTCGCGCCTATACTCCGCGCCAGATTACCGATTCCGGCCAACGCCGAGTGAAGACGCCTTTAGGGGCCTCTTTCACCCCAAAAAACCCGCCTTGAGCGGGTTTTTGCGTTTCTGGCGTCTGCATTCGTCCCGGCCAACTCACCGGAGAACGACGTGGATGAACTGAACCAGGGCACCGAAGGCACGGCAGCAGAGCAGGGCAGCACGGCAGCGCAGGAGGCTGGCGCGACCGCACAGGGGGAGCTTTCTTCTGGTGCTGGCCAGTCGGAATCTGGCAATTCCTCGACCTCTGCGACCCCGATCGCTGGTGAAGCGGGAAACGTCCAGTCGACGCCTGCTGGCTCGTCTACGGCGGCGGAATTGGCTGCTGACGCCGGCGCCTCGCTCATCCCAAACGCCCCTGTGTTGGGTGCAAGCGACCCGTCCGCAGCATCCACAAGCGCTTCTGCCCTGGCTGCTTCTGGCGATACCAGCGAAGCCGCCGCCGCTGATCCGCACCCAGCGCATGCGTGGCTCGACCTGCTCGTGCAAGAGCTGAAAACCAATCCGTTCACGGCGTACGCGCTCGAGCTGATTTCCAAGGTCCGGGCGACGCTGTAAGCCATGGTGCGCGCTGCTGCAAAGACTCCTGCGAAAACTGTCCGATTCTCGCAGGAGTTGTTCGACTGCATCTGTGAGCGGATCGCCGACGGCGGCAGCCTGCGCGCAATCTGCGGCGGCAAGAGCGGGATGCCGGACCGTGCCACGTTCAACCGGTGGCGCAAGCGAAAGCCCGAGCTGCAGCAGCAATACGACGCGGCGTGCATCGAGCGCGAAGAGGCGATCTTCGATGACATTCAGTTCATTGCCGATACCGCACGCGACCCGCAGAAGGCCCGCAACCAGATCGACGCGCGCAAATGGCGGCTCGCACGCATGAACCGGAAGAAGTACGGCGATCGCGTCACGAATGAACATACGGGCGAGGGCGGCGGCCCGGTGGTGATTGCTGCGACCAACCTCGACGAGAAGCTATGAAGCTCACCTCGAGGCAGGAAGAGGCGCAGCAGGTACTCACGAGCGACGCGACGAACCTCATGCTGTTCGGCGGCTCACGCTCTGGCAAAACGTTCCTTCACACGCGCAACACCGTCATGCGCGCCGTCATGGCGCCCGGTAGCCGACACCTGATCGCGCGCTTCCGCTTCAACCACGTCAAGAATTCGATCATCTCCGACACGTTCCCGACCGTCATGAAGCTGGCGTTTCCGGGCGTGTCGTATCGGCTCGATAAAACGGACTGGTACGCCGAGCTGGGCGACGGCGCGCAGGTCTGGTTCGCCGGCCTCGACGACAAAGAGCGCACCGAGAAGATTCTCGGCCAGGAGTACGTGACGATTTACCTGAATGAGTGCTCGCAGATTCCGTTTGCGTCGCGCGAGCTCGCCATGACGCGCCTCGCGCAGCTCGTGATGACAAAGATCAAGGATCGCGAGCCGCGCCCGCTGCAACCGCGCTTCTACTACGACTGCAACCCGCCGAACAAGGCGCACTGGACATACAAGCTGTTCGTCGAGAAGCGCGACCCGGATACCGGCAAGCCGCTGCCGAACCCCGAGGATTACGCCAAGTTCCAGATCAACCCGGGCAGCAACACGGAAAACCTCAGTGCGGGCTATCTGAAAACGCTGCAGGGCATGAGCGCACGCATGCGCAAGCGCTTTCTCGACGGTGAGTTCGCCGACGCCAATCCGAACGGCCTGTTCCAGGACGAAGACATCGAGAAGTGGCGCGTGCTCGACGGCGTCGTTCCGGACATGGTTCGCGTCGTGATCGCTGTTGACCCGAGCGGCTCCGGCGACACCGATAACGCAGACAACGACGCTATCGGCATCGTTGCCGCGGGCCTCGGCACGGACGGCAATGCCTATGTGCTCGAAGACGTCACGGTCAAGGCCGGCCCCGCCACCTGGGGCAAGGTCGCGACGAATACGTGGGAGCGCCTCTCTGCCGATCTGATCGTCGGCGAAATCAACTACGGCGGTGCAATGGTGAAGCACGTTATCCAGACGGCTCGCCCTCGCACGCCTTTCAAGGTCGTCACCGCGACGCGCGGCAAGGTCGTGCGCGCTGAGCCGTTCTCCGCGCTCTACGAGCAGGGCAAGGTGCGCCACGTTGGCTATTTCCTCGAGCTCGAAGACGAGCTTGCCGCGTTCTCGACCAATGGCTATATCGGCGCGAAATCGCCGAACCGTGCTGACGCGCTCATCTGGGCGTTGACCGAACTGTTCCCGGCCATTGTCACGCCGCGCAAGGTCAAGAAAGCAGCCAACCCTCAACCGATGAACATGCCGGTCGCCGGCGGATGGATGGGCGCATGAGCGATCCCGAGCTGAAAGAACCGACCACCGAAGACGAGTTGCTAGCGCTCGCGCTGCGCCAGTTCGGCCGCGTGGTCAGCATCGAGTCCGAGATGCGCGATGTCATGCTCGACGACATGAAGTTCCGCGCGGGCGACTCGGATAACCGATTCCAGTGGCCCGAACATGTGCTCAAGACGCGCGAGGGTAGTGCGAACGGACAGCGGCCGTGCCTGACGGTCAACAAGATCCCGCAGCACGTCAACCAGGTCACGAACGATATCCGGCAGAACCGGCCAGCGATCAAATGCATCCCGGTCGACAGCAATGGCGACGTCGATGTGGCCGACATGCTCGGCGACCTGATCCGGCACATCGAGTACTCCTCGCAGGCCGATATCGCGTACGACACCGCGGCGGACAATTCCGTTACGGCCGGCGTCGGCTATATCCAGGTCACGACCGACTATTGCGACGACAGCTCGTTCAATCAGGACATCCGGATCAAACGGATTCGCAATCCGTTCACGGTCTACATGGACCCGGACATTTTGATTCCGGATGGGTCAGATGCGAAGTTCGCGTTCGTGACCGAGATGATGGAGAAGGCCGATTTCAAGGCCGAATATCCAGATGCAGAGCCCGCCGACTGGGAAACGCTCGGCAAGGGCGACACGCTGCACTGGTACGACCAGGATCACGTGCGCATCGCTGAATGGTGGCGCGTCGAACGCAAGATGGCGACGCTCAAGCTATGGGCCAATGGCGCCACGACGCTCGACAGTGAGGATGCGCTTGCCAAGGGCGTGACGGCGGCCGAGCAGCCTATCAAGACGCGTAAGGTCATGCAGAAGCATGTCGTCTTCCGCAAGATCTGCGGGCACACAGTGCTCGAAACGACCGAATGGGCTGGCAAATTCATCCCGATCGCGCGCGTCGTCGGCAACGAGTTCGACATCGAGGGCAAGCTCCATGTGAGCGGCCTGGTGCGCAACGCGAAAGACCCGCAGCGCATGTACAACTACTGGGTGTCGCAAGAGGCCGAGATGCTCGCGCTGGCACCCAAGGCTCCGTTCGTGGGCGCGGCCGGCCAGTTCGAAGGGTACGAGGCGCAGTGGGGCGCGGCCAACACATCGACGCAGGCGTATCTCGAATACAACCCTGTTGTCGATACCGAGAACGGCGAGCGTCCTTTCCCGCCTCCGCAGCGTCAGCAGCCGCCCATGCCGTCCGCCGGCATCATGCAGGCGAAGATGGGCGCCAGCGACGACATCAAGTCCGCAACGGGCCAGTACGATGCATCGCTCGGCGCGCAGGGCAACGAGACGAGCGGCGTCGCCATCCAGCGCCGCGACCATCAGAGCGACGTGTCGACGTTCCACTTCGTAGACAACCTGTCGCGCGCTATTCGCTTCGTCGGCAAGATCATCGTCGACCTGATCCCAAAGATCTATGACACCCAGCGCGTCGCGCGCATCCTCGGCGAGGATGGCGATTCGGATCTTGTAGCAATCGACCCGACGCAGAAGGAAGCGGTCACGACGCATAAGCACCCCGATACCGGTCAGGAAATCGCGAAGATCTATAACCCGGGTGTCGGCACCTATGACGTGGTGGTCAAGACCGGCCCGTCGTACTCGACGAAGCGCCAGGAGGCCGGCGAGGCCATGCAGCAGATGACGCAGGCGAATCCGGAACTGTGGAAGGTCATCGGCGACCTGCTGGTGAGCAACATGGACTGGCCGGGCGCCGATGAGATGGCGAAGCGCCTGAAGGCCACACTGCTACCTGCTGTCGTCGAGGCCGATACCTCTGACATCCCGCCGCAGGTCATGGCGCAGATGCAGCAGCAGAAGCAGGAAATGCAACAGCTTCAGCAGGCGCTGCAACATGCTCTCGGCCAGCTCAATCAGGCCACGCAGAAGAATCAGTTCGACGGCCAGAAGGTCGAGGTGGACAAGTACCGCGCCGAATCCGACCGCATGGCGACGCTTGCGCCGTTCATGGACCCGACCGCCGTCTCGCAGATGGTCGCGCAGCTCGTGTTCGATGCGCTGCACAGCCCGCTTGTCGGCAGCAACCCTATCGCTCCGACTATCGGCGCCGGGGCACCGCCCGTACAGGCCTTACCGGCGCCGCTGCCCCAACAGCCAGACCCCGCGCAAGCCCCGCAACCGGCACCAGCCGACCCGAACATGGGTATGTCCATGGCTCCCGTCAGTGCGTAACGCGCTCCGCATTCCAGCATTCCAGAAAAGCTCCTTCGGGGGCTTTTTTGTTGTCCGCACCGGACGGTATCCGGGTGCCTTTCGAGGAGAGAAGTAGATGGAACCGACTGAAATCACGGGGAACACCTCCGAGCTGCAACAGCAACAGGGTGTGACGCAACTGGCCGATGAAACGCGCGCGCCCGAGGCCGGCACGCAAACCGCAGAAGAGACAGAAGCGCAGGAGGCCGCAGCACGGGAAGCCGCAAAGCCGAAGGTCGACAACGTTCAGCGCCGGATCGATGAAATCACCCGCAAGCGTCACGAGGAAGTCTCTCGCGAACGTGCGCGCGCCGACGCCGCAGAACGGGAACTGGCAGCACTGCGCCAGCCCGCGACCAACGAAACGCAGCCGCCCGCGGCAGTCCGTCCGGAAGACATCGATCGCATCGCCAATGAACGCGCTGACAAGCTCGTCTCGAAGCGTGAGTTCGATGCGAAGTGCGCGACGCTGGTCGACAACGGTTCGAAGGAGTTCGGCGACGAGTTCGACAGGTCGCTGAAAACCCTTGGCGCGTTGCAGGCCATCAACGATGAAAAGGGCGAGTTCACCGACTTCGCCAAGGCCATCGTCGATACCGAGATCCCGCACAAGATCTTCAAGCACCTGGGCGACAACCCGGACGAAGCCGCACGAATCCTTCTCCTCTCTCCGCTGCAACAAGCACGCGAGATCGGCCGCCTTGAGGTCCGGTTGAGCACACAACCCGCTACCAAACCCGCCGTAAGCAACGCGCCTACGCCTCCCTCGCATGTCGGCTCCCGAAACGCGTCTTCAACTGCGCCTTCGGATCGGGACGATATGGCGACGTGGATGAAGAAGCGCGAAGCACAGGTGCGGGGCACGTAGCAAACCCTGATATTTCGGAGTCTCCGTGGCTAATACCCTACTCACCCCCCAGATGATCACGCGCGAAGCACTGCGCGTGCTCCACGCCCATCTCAACTTCATCAAGCGGATCAATCGTCAATACGACGATCGATTTGCACAGGCCGGCGGCAAGATCGGCGCGACCCTCAACGTTCGCGTGCCCCCGCGCTACACGGTGTCGAGCGGCCCGAACCTTTCGGTGCAGGATTCGACCGAATCGTTCGTGCCGTTGACGGTCACCAACCAGCGCCACGTCGACATGTCGTTCTCGTCGTTCGAACTGACGATGCAGATCGATGAATTCTCGGAGCGCTTCATTGCGCCCGCGATGGCTCAGCTGGCATCGTTCATCGAGAACGATGCGCTGTCGGTCTACAAGCAGGTCTGGTCGCAAGTGGGGACGCCCGCCGCACCGCTCAATGCCCTGCGTCCGTTCCTCCAGGCTCGCCAGCGCCTGAATAACAACCTCGCACCGCTCGATGGCCAGCGCACGATGCTGCTGAACACCGATACGTCGGTCGAAGTGGTCGACTCGCTGAAGGGTCTGTTCCAGTCCTCGCAGCAGATCAAGCAGCAGTACGAGGAAGGGATGATGGGGCGCACGGCCGGCTTCGACTGGCTGGAAAACACGCTCCTGCCGACGCAGACTCCGGGCACGCTCGCCGGCACGCCTCTGGTGAATGGTGCGGGTCAAACGGGCGCCACGCTCGTGACGAATGGCTGGACGGCTTCTACGGCCGGCCTGAATGTCGGCGACACTTTCACGATTGCGGGCGTGTTCGGCGTGCATCGTGAAACCCGTCAGGCCTTCGGCTACCCGCAGAAGTTCGTCGTAACGGCTCCGGGCGTTGCGGATGGCTCCGGGAACATGACGATCGGTATCTCGCCGTCGATCATCACGAGTGGCGCGTTCCAGACCGTCAATGCTTCGCCGGCGGCCGGTGCCGCGCTGACCTTCGACGGTACGGCCTCGACCCCCTACGGCGTCAACCTCGCGTATCACAAGGATGCGTTCACCTTTGCCACGGCCGACCTGGTCGACGTATCGAAGGAAGGCGCATGGGGCTCGCGCGAGAACTTCGACGGTATCTCGATGCGTATGGCCCGCCAGTACGCCATCGGTACCGACACGATCCCGACGCGTATCGACGTGCTGTACGGCTTTGCCTGCTTGCGGCCTGAGCTGGCGTGCCGTGTGGCCAACTCGCCGTCGACGAGCTAAGGAGCGGCCCATGAAAACCATGATCCCTTACGGGAACGTGCGTGCCATGGGCCTCGCGGCGCTCACCTTGAGCCCCGCGGCCGTGGCCGCTGCAACCACAGCCGAGCAGCTTTTTCCGCTGCCCGGTGTCCTTCCTGGCGACTTCGTCGAGGTCAGCAAGCCGACGAATCAGGCCGGCCTCGGTATCGCCAATGCCCGCGTGAGTGCGAAAGACCAGATCGCCATCTCGTTTTTCAATACAACCGCAGGTTCGATCACGCCCACGGCCGGCCAGGTCTATCAGGTGCTCGTGCTTCGTCCTGACGGCACGCCGAACGGCTTCTTCTAAGGAGGCGGCCGGTTCGCCGGCCGTTTGACCATGCAACATTATCCGAAATGGCTTTACCACCCGACCGAAGCGGCCAAGATCGTCGAGGATGCCGACGCGCACGCCGAGCATGAAGAAAACGGTTGGGTCGACACGCCCGCCAAGTTGCCAAAGGCAGAAGAAGCGCCGGAAGGGGGCGAGGACAAGGCCGCGTTGCTCGAGCAGGCCAAGGCACTCGGCATCGACGCGAAGGGCACCTGGGGCGTGAAGAAGCTGCAAGACGCGATCGCTGCGGAACTGGACAAAGAGTAATGGCGACCACCACCGCGAACGACCTCATCACGCAGGCGTTGAAGAAGGCGGGCGTGACCGGTGTCGGTCAGACGCCCAGCCCCGCTGACATGCTCGACGCGTTCGACGAGCTGAACCTGATGCTCGACGAGTGGTCCGCCGACAACCTGATGGTGTTCACGAAGAACGACGTCGTGTTCCAGTCGACGGGCGACGGCTCCTACACCATTGGTCCCGGCATGCAATTCGAGTGCCCGCGTCCCGAGCAGCTTCAATACGCGTTCGCGCGGCGCGGTGCCGGCACGCCGAATCCATTCGACTACCCGCTGCGAATCATCTACACCTTCGAGGAATACAACGCGATCAACCTGAAAGAGTTGGCCGCGTTTCCCTCGTACATCTTCTATGACGGCCAGTTCCCAACGGGAACCGTGAAACCGTGGCCGGTCATCAGCAACGAGTACGAGATTCACCTTGGCGTGATGCAGCCGATTGCGGAACTGGCCGATCCTGCCGATGATTTCGTGCTGCCGTCCAAGTACAAGGTCGCGGTGCTCTACAGCCTCACGGAACGCCTGTATACAAACTACACGCTGCCCGCTGATCCTGTCGTGCAGAAGATCGCCGGCAAGGCGCGTCTCACGATCAAGCGCTCGAACTCGCGCACACCGATTCTCGCGATGCCGCACGATCTGGTCTCACCGCGGCGCTACAACATCTTCGGCGATGCCTGGTACTGACGCATGAAACTGCCACTCACAGATGGGGCGTATCAGGCGGCCAGCATCATCGCGAGCGCACAGCGATCGGTGAACCTGTACGGCGAGAAGAACCCGGAAGACTCGGTTTTCCCGTACACGTTCTATCCGACTCCGGGCCTGCGCATGCTCAGCACTGCGCCCGAGAGCGGCTATCGCGGCGCGTATGTAGCGTCGAGCGGTGACCTGTACGTCTGCGTAGGGAGGGGCGTCTACCGGGTGCTCTCTGGCTTTACATTCAAGCTGCTTGGGAGCCTGACATCGATTCAGAACCCGGTGAGCATGCGCGACAACGGCGCGACGCTCATAATCGTCGATGGCACCACGAACGGCTATACGGTTGATCTCGTCTCGTATGAGTGGGCGCAGATCGATACATCTGCCACGGATAGCAATGGTGACGGTACACCGCCTGGGCCGAGCGCCTTCTATGGCGCAGACCGCGTCGACTATGCCGATACATTCCTGATCTTCAACAAGCCGCTATCGCGCGAGTTCTATATCAGCGATTCAGCGGCTGTCACGTTCGATCCACTGTATTTCGCTGCCAAGGCCGGCGGCCCCGACAATCTGGTCGTCGCGGTTGCAATCGACCTCTATATCTTCCTGCTGGGGGAGCAGACTACCGAGGTATTTTTCAACTCGGGAGCCTCTGATTTCCCCTACTCGCGCGAGCCGGGCGTGTTCATCCAGCATGGATGCGCCGCGAAATACTCGGTCGCGACAATGGACAACTCCATCTACTGGGTGGCGAAGAATCCGCAGGGGCACGGGATCATCATGCGCAACGATGGCATGTCCGGCATTCGGATTTCGACTCACGCGCTCGAGCAGGAAATCCAGACCTATGCGCGGATCGACGATGCAATCGGCTATACGCACCAGCTCGGCGGCCACCTGTTCTACGTGGTGACCTTCCCGACTGCCGATAAGACGTGGGCGTTCGATCTCGCAACCGGGCAATGGGCCGAACGCCTCTGGATGGGTACGGACGGTGCCCTGCATCGCCATCGCGGTAACTGCTATGCGTTCTGGAATGGCATGGCACTCGTGGGCGACTGGGAGAACGGCAATCTCTACGAAATGACGCCCGATGCGACGGACGACGCCGGCGCGCCGATGATCCATATCCGCTCGTTCCCCGACATGTGCAACGGCGGCGTACGGCTTTTCTTCCGCGAGCTGATCGCTGATATGCAGGTGGGCGCTGGTGTAACCGGCGACATGACCGACCCGCAGGTGCGTTTGCGATGGTCCGACGATCGCGGCGCGACGTGGGGCAACTATCTGACGTCGACGCTCGGCAAGGTGGGCGAATTCCTCACCAGCGTTCAGTTCCAGCGCCTCGGCATGGCCCGGCATCGGGTGTTCGAGCTGTCGTGGAGTGCGCCTGTCAAGACGGCGCTCAACGGCGCTTACGTGCAGGTGCGGAGTGGCTCGCAATGACCAATCCAGTCAAGCAGAATGCCGGTCAGATCCCGCAATCGACCACCTCATTTTTTGAAGCAGACGGCCGCACGGTTTCTGCGCCGTGGCGCGCCTATCTGCGCACGCTTGGCATTCTCACCAATGCGTCTCAAGGCGGCGTCGATCTCGGTACGCTTGCCGCTCAGGTCAACAAAATCGCGGGACAGGTCGCAGCACTCGATGCCGAGACGACAGAGTTGCAATTGCTTGCCGAGACCGATCCGGCGGCCGCTCTTTTCAGCGCACTCGTCGCACGGATCTCGGTTCTCGAAGCCGATGCAATGGCCGCACCTGTTCCGGTTCCTGCGCGCCATATCGACACCCTCCCTGATCCGGTCATGTTCGCACCGCGCATGCCGGCCTCGCTCCCCGAACCCGTATTCCCCGCGCGCCGCGACAGCGACGATCTGCGCAAACTCCTGGAGAACGTCTGATGGTCAACTGGAAAACTCTCGCACAGGCGGTTCTCACCGGGACCGCCGCAGTCTTCTATTCGCCCGCTGCTGCCAAACAGGGCGCAGCGCACACAGCAAACGCATGGAACCCGACTGCGGCGGCTGTGACGCTGAACGTCTACCTGGTGCCCAGCGGCGGCACGGCGAACGATACGACGCGCGTCGCGCAGGTGTCGATCCCCGCCGGCAAGTCGCTGCCGATCACCGACATCATCAATCTGAAGGTCGCGAATCCTGCCGTGCTCTGGGCAGATGCCAATGGCGTGACGTTCACTATCACTGGCGCGGAGGCTGACGCATCGTGATCGACGCCATCGCCACGCCAGACGAAATGCGCGCGAAGGTACTTGAGCTGGAATCGGTCGTCGAGAAGTTACCGCAGGTGGATTGCCCGGTGTGGCATCACTTCGCGCCGGGCCTTTACGCGCGCTGCATGCTGATTCCGAAAGACACCGTACTCACCGGTGCAGTCCATCGGACAGAGCATCTGTGCATCGTGTCAGGCGATATCAGCGTGACGACCGATGACGGAGTCAAGCGAATCACTCACCCACATTTCATCCTTGCATCGAAGCCGGGCGCCAAGCGCGCCGGATATACGCATGATGATACGTACTGGACGACAGTCCACGCGACGACCGAAACAGACCTGGACAAGCTGGCCGAGGAATTGACCGAGTCGACTAACTCTGAACTGCTCGGCGGGCCCAATAACAGGCAGGCCATCGCCAACCGGCTAAAGGATCAATCATGAGTTTCGCAATCGTAGCGGGGGCGGGGGTCGCGGCAGCGGGCGCGATCGGAGGTGCAGTCATCAGCAGCCAGGGCGCGAAGAGCGCGGCAGATACGCAAGCTGCCGCCGCCGACAACGCCGCACAGCTGACCTACCAAGCGCAGCAGCAGATGCGCACGGACCTGCAGCCATATTCATCGCTGGGCAGCGGGTCGATCAATGCACTGTTGCAGGCGATGGGCTATACCGGCGCCTACGACAGCAACGGCAATCTGACAGGCCTCACGGCCAACAAGAACAGTATCCTGCAAACACCGTTCTCGTTCGATGCGTCAAATCTCGCGTCGACACCCGGCTATCAGTTCACCCTAAGCCAGGGGATGAAGGGCGTCACGAACAGCAATGTAGCGCGCGGACTCGGTTTGTCAGGTGCACAGTTAAAGGGCATTTCTGATTACACAACCGGCAATGCCGACAGTACCTACAACACGCAGTATGCGAATGCGCTCAACACCTATGACACGAATTATGCAAACGCAGCATCCAATGCGAACCGACTGGCGTCGCTCGTTCAGACGGGCCAGAACAGCGCGGCCCAGGTTGGATCTTCGGGGCTGACAGCTGCCGGCACCGCAGGCAATCAATTGACGTCGGGTGCAAACGCGCAGGCCGCCGCAACCGTAGCCGGCGCAAATGCCGCCTCCGGTGCGCTCACTTCGACAGGCAATAACGCGCTGCTGCTCTCGCTGCTGCGGAACAGCAACACGGGCAGCACATCTGGTTCCCTCTACACCCTTGGGTCCGGCACCGGTACTGGTTCCGGCGGCACCGCTTAAGCGAGGAAAAAATGCCAGTCGATCCGTCAGTCATTGCGGGTATCCAACCGCCCCAGCCGATGAACCCGCTTCAGACGATGGCGACAGTGCAGGCCTATCAGGGCAACGCGCTGCGCAATCAGGTGATGGGTGCACAGCTGCAGGCCAATCAGGCGCAGTCGCAGGCAGTTCTTCAGGCGACCGACCCGACCACCGGCCAGACCGATTGGGGTAAAGCGCAGAGCATCCTCGCGCAGAATCCGCGGGCGGCCTATAACGCGCCGGCGTTTGCCCAGCAGGTGCAGCAGATGAAGTCTGGTCAGGTCGGTCTCGACACCGCGACACAGAAGCTCGCGGCGACCCACTCAGCCGTCGGCGGCCAGATCGCGCTGTCGGTGCTAGCGAACAACGGCACGCCGACCGACTTCGTCAACGGTGTACAGCAGGCCGTGCAAGACGGGCGGCTCGATGCGAATTCAGCCATCGCATCGGTAGCACATGCCGCACCGACCTTCGGCGATCAGGGCGCGTTCCAGACCTATCTAAAGAATGGTCTCGCATCTCTTCCGCCAGAAATTCAGGCATCGCTCGTCAAGCCGAACATGCAGACGATCAATACCGGCGGCTCGACGAACATCGTCGCAACCAACCCGCTTACCGGCGCGCCGACCGTCACAGGCACGCTGAACAACACGCTCTCGCCGTCCGAGCAGATGGCTCGCGTTCCAACGGTGGGGCCGAACGGCACGCCCGGCAGCGTTCCGCAAAGCAGTCTCGCGCCTCCGGTGCTGTTGCCGCCGGGAAGCGCGGCGGCTGCCGCATCGGGTGGTGGCAACGGCCGGTATCCAGGTGCGCCGGGTGCAACGCCGGCAGCGGGTGGCGCACCGACATCGGGAGTGGCGGGCGCACCGGCTGGCTTCGTGGCGACGGGTCTCGCGCCCGGCGTCGGGCAGGCGGCGGATATTGCTGGTACGGAGTCCGGTAAGCAAATGGTCGCTGATCAGCAGGCAAACGCCACATCGGGCCAGCGCGTCTATCAGCTTCAGTCCGCGCTCACCAGTTTGCAGAATGCGGGTACGACCGGCCCGGGCACCGCGACGACAAACCAGATCGCTTCGTTCCTGCAAGCGCAGGTGCCGTACGGCCTCGGAAAATATCTGCCTGGCGTCGATCCATCGAAGATCCAGAGCTACGACGAGGCGAACAAGTACCTCACGCAGTACGCGTCGGCGAAAGCCTCGGCGCTCGGCGGCGGAACGGATGCGAAGCTCGCGACGACGCTCTCGGGCAACGCCAGCACGCATATCTCGAATCTCGCCGCGCAGGATGTCGTGAAGGCGAACATCGGACTCGAACGCATGGGGCAGGCGCAGCAGGCGGCATTCGCCGCGAGCGGTCTGCCAGCGTCTCAATACACGACGTTCGCCTCGAAGTTCGGCAGCACCGTCGATCCGCGCGTGTTCGTCGCTGACCAGATCGAGCCTGCCAAGGTCTCGGCAATGGTCAAGGGCATGAAGCCGGCCGAGCAGCAGCAGTTCAAGACGCAGTACAACTGGGCCGTCCAGAACGGCTACATCAACGGGCCGCAATAATGGCTGACTACTCGTCTTTGTTCGACGCAGCGGGCAAGCAGTACAACGTCGACCCGCGCCTGCTCGCCGCAGTGATGACGCCGGAAAGCTCTGGCGATCCGACTGCCGTCTCGCCCAAGGGTGCCGTAGGCCTCATGCAACTGGAGCCCGGCACCGCGAAGGATATGGGTGTAACGGACTCGACGGACCCGAAGCAGAACATTTTTGGGGGCGCGAAATACCTCTCTCAGCAGCTCGATAAGTACCAGAGCGTGCCGCTCGCGCTCGCCGCATATAACGCCGGTCCCGCCACGGTCGACAAATACGGCGGCATCCCGCCGTTTCCCGAAACGCAGGCCTATGTGCCGCGCGTGATGTCGATCTACAACGGCGGGGCGCAGACGGCACCGGCGGCCGCATCCGGAGGCCCCGCAGCAGTCCCGGCGACAATGCCCGGCCTTCCTCCGACTGGTGGCCCAGCGTCGGCAGCAGGCGCTGCAGATCCGTTTGCGACGTTGATGGCGAAGGCCGGCAACTCGGCACCAGCGACCACAGAGGCTACTGCGGCGAATGCAGCTTCTACCGGCGGCCCGGCCGATCCGTTCAGCGCGCTGATGGCGAAGGCAGCGCAGGCGCCGGCCGCGCCCGCGAATCAAGCCAAAGCCGACAATGGCAACGCGCAGGACATCGCTATGGGCGGCGCAGCGTCGAGCACTGGAACTGATCTGGCGGACGTCGCGCGCGGCGCGTTGCATGCAGGGCAAGCCGCCGTTGAGCCGTTACTGACGGGCATCACATCATCAGTCGCGGCACCAATCGCGGGACTCGTCAGGCTCGGATCAGCGGCGCTCGGCAACACCTATCAGGGTGCGCAGCAGGCTGGCGACAACGTCCAGAACGCGTTGACCTATCGTCCGATGAGCGACGCCGGCCAGAACGCGCTGGCGGGTCTTGCGAATGCGGCGGGGACTGTAAAGGGCGCTGTGATGGCGTCTCCGGTTGGTCCGGCGATTTCGGCTGTCGCGAACGGCTACAACAAGACCTTCGTGCAGGGCGCGCCGAACGCGCTGCTCGCAACCATCAATTCGCAAGTCCCGACTGTCGTCGCAAACACCGTGGCGGGCCCGGTCGCCGGGAAGATCGCTGAGGCTCTGCCCGCCGGTGTGAACCGGCTGTCGGCGATGCTTGCGCCTCCGGAGAATCCGCTGGCCGGGCGCATCGAGCCGACTCTGATGCCGGTACCTGGCTATCCGTCAGGCCTGCCGCAAGCTCCCTCCAATCTGCCGATGGCGCCCAATCTGCAACGTGTTGGCGCGAGTGCACCGGCCCCAAATGACCTCGCTTCTATAGCGCGAGTCGATCAACCGGTACCACAGGCGGTCCCGGTGGTGCGCAACGCAGCCGCATCCAACGATGTGATCGGCGCCAACCGCGCAGCATCGAACGACGCGTTGGGAGGGCGCCCCGATTTGCCTCAGGCGCCCACGATGCAGCGCGTAGGCGGCACCGACGCAGCGAATTCTGGAAGCGTGAATGCGCAACCGCAGGTGGCCGACCAGGTGCACCCGACCCATCCGGAATCGGCATCGGCTCCGAGTGCAGCGCCCGTCTTCGAAGTGCCAGAAGTCCCAACCCCGAAGACGAGTCTGTCTGCCGCCGACCAGCAAGCCAATATCGACGCCATGAATGCGATCGGCCTCGATGCGCAGCGCGGCAGCGCCATCGCTGGCGACAAGTTCATGGCGGGCACCGAGTACCAGCAATCGAAGCTCGACACGCCGCAGGGAGAAGTGATGCGCGCGCAGCTCGCGAAAGAGCAGGATGCGCTGAAGAACTTCGGCCAGTCGCTTGTGCAGAACACCGGGGCCACGGCTGCAGCGCCGGAAGCCGTCGGCCAGTCGATCCGCGCTCCGCTGCAAGGCCTCTCCGACCATTACGACAATGCGATCGGCGCGCTATACCAGACTGCCGACCAGCAGGCCGCAGGGCTGCCCACCGTCCAGCCGACCACCTTCGGAAAGCTGCTCGACACGAATTCGGTGTTCGAAGGCAAGGCCGAGAATTCGCAACTGCGTCGCGGTATCACGGCCTACGCGAGAGAGCAGGGGATTATTGACTCCGATGGCGCGGTTCAGCCGATCACAGTAAAGACCGCCGAAGGCCTTCGCAAATACCTGAACGGGGAATGGACGCCGCAAAGTTCCGGCCTGATCGGACGTATCAAGGAAGCGCTCGATACTGATGTGACCAAGGCGGCCGGCACCGACACTTACGCCGCGGCGCGCGCGCTGCACGCCGAGCGCAAGAACACGCTCGACAATCCGAACGGTATCTCGTCGCTGCTGAACCAGAATGGCCCGAATGGCATCAATCAGGCGGTGCCAGACGAGAAGGTAGCGCCGAAGATGATCGCTATGCCGACGAACCAGTTCTCGCACGTGATCGACACGTTGAACTCTTTGCCGCCGGAACTGGCGCCGCAGGGCGCGCAGGCTATCTCAGAAGTGAAGGGCGCGCTCGCGCAGAAGATCTATCAGGCTGGTGATAGCGGCGGCACGCAGAATGGCCCATCAGCATGGAACGCTGCCAAGGTGACGAAGGCACTGAATGCCAACGCGCCGAAGATGGCGCTTGTCTTCACACCCGACGAAATCGCACAGTTCCAGGCGCTCAACCGTGCTGGCCATATCCTGCAAACGCCTTCTGCCTATCCCGGCGCCGCGGTGCAGGGTCATAACCTCGTGCAGAAGGGTTTGATCTATGCGCCGGCGGCTGTCGGTGCGGCAGTTGGTAACCACATCGGCGGCCTGCCCGGCGCCACAGCGGGATCATGGGCCGGCAATGCGCTATCGAAGAAGCTCGCTCAGATGGCTGACCAGAAGGCCGCGAACAAGCTTCAGGACATGCTCAATAACCCGAAGGTTATTCAGCCTAAATGACCTGCTCGAAAGGATTTGAACACCAGGCCGATCAGATGCTCGCGCATGCTCCTGATTCGTCGTTCGTCCGCTCGTTTCAGACCTTGCTGAAGCAGCCAGTCATCGATCTCGAACAGCGATCCGCGCTTCTTCGTCGGGGAAGGCTCGGGCTCTGGCGCGCGAGGCTGTTCCTGTTGCGTCGGTCGCTCGGATTGTTGCGCAGCTCCGCGCTGCACCGTCGGATGGTTCAGCGTCCATTTCAACTCTTCTGCCGCGAGCCACTCATCGTACTGTCGCCGCACGAGCGGAGTAGAGAGCACCTCGTACGCGACGTTGATCGTCTTCATGATCTCTGGTGCGCACGGGTCGCTGTTTCTGTCGGGGTGCCACAGCATCGAGAGCGCCTTGTATGCTGCCCGAATTACCTCCATCGGCGCATCCCTCGACACCTTCAGGTTTTCGTAATGGCTATGGACATTCACGTGTAAGCCGCTCCCCGAGATTATTGAAATCAAGAACGCCGCACTTCGCGGCGTTTTTCATTATAGGTCACCCGAAAGGTGGCCTTTTTTGTTTGAGGCGCACATGGGCTCAATCCTTCAACCCGCAGAAACAACATTTTTTGACGCAATCGGCTTTCCTCTGGTCGGTGGGAAGGTCTTTTTCTACCAGCCCAACACTGAGAACCCGGCCACCACGTGGAAGGATTCGATGCTCGCGACGCCGAACACGAATCCAGTCATCCTCGACGCCGCCGGCCGCGCGATCATCTGGGGCAATACGACCTATCGCCAGGTAGTTCAAGACCGGTTCGGCAACACGATCTGGGATCAGATCGTCACAACAAACGTGTCGAGTACGGATCTGAGCGGGACGGGAGGCGCGGCTCTTATCGGTCTTCCTGACGGCAGCACGCTTGCCAGTGCGTTCCTCACGAACCTGAATCATGTTGTCGATTCGATTGCACTGCTGCGCGCGGTGAATCACGCCTTCTATGCGCGGGTATTCGTGACAGGTTATTACGCACCCCACGATGGTGGAGGCGGCCCTTACCAGTACGATCCGGACGACACGACCAGCGCGGACAACGGCGGCACGATCATCGTTGCTACCGACGGCGCACGATGGAAATTGTCGGCATATGGCGCGATCAGCCTGAAACAGTTCGGTGCAAAGATCGATGGAACGACGGACGATTCGACCGCAGTCGCAAGCGCCATCAACAATGCCGTCGATGTCTATCACCCGGGCGGAAACTGTCTTGTCGGGCCGCTGGCGTTCAGCAATCTCACCTCGCATCGGATCAAAGGTGTCTCGCGTCGCGAGTCGCTGTTCAAGCTCGCCAGCACCGGCACGATGTTCGACTTCTCGACGTGTTCCGATTGCCAGTTGATCGACCTTGGATTCCAGCCAAACGGCACAATCGCGAACGCTAATGGCGTTGTGTTCGATACGGGCGGCGGCATAAATACCGTGGACCGTTGCGAGTTCGACGATTTTTCGCTGGCCGGCCTGACTTTCCTGGGCACCGTGGATCAGCAGCAGTCCGGCAACACGCTGTCGAACAGTCTGCTTCTCGGCTGCGGTGTCAATAACTTTCTGTCCATCTATTCGGATGATTTTTTCTATCACAACAACCAGTTCGGCGTGACCAAGACGGGGGTTGTACCGCAGGTCGGCGCGTATCTGCAGAACAGCAGCGCCGGCACGTACTCGGAAAACTATCACTGGGGCAACACGGTCGGCTTTCGACATGTCGACTGCAATTACAACCGCATCGAAGACAACCGATTCGAGGAAAGCAAGCAGCAGGGCGCGTATCTGAGCGGATGCACGCGCACGATCTTCTCGGGCAATACGATTCACACGAATTCTCAGCAGACGCTAGGCGCCTATGACAACGCCTACTTCACGAACTGCGACACGCTGATCGTCTCGGGTAACGACTCATTCGATTGGAATAGCGGAGCAACGGCGCACCGGTATGCCTTCTTTTTTGATGTCGGTTGCGCTGCGGTCGAGGTCAAGGGTAACTCGGCGCCGCAGGGCTGGACGATCGCGCCGTATGGCTTTGATCCGTCACTCGCGACGGCGAAGTTGCAAGGCGATACGTCGATATTCAGTGTCAGCGGCGGGAGTGCGATCCCGGCCGGCCAGACGACGTTCTTCGGCGCCGGTATCTCCAATTTCAACCAGGACGCAGTGCAGATCATTTCGGGTCGGCAAAGCCAGCTCTATCGGATCGCCGTCTACTCGGACAATGCGCCGGGTGCCGGGGAGTCGTACACCTACACGCTTTACAAGAACGGTGCGGCGACTGCGACGGTGCTGACTATCGCCGGAGCATCCAGCTTCGTTTCCGAAATCATCCAGAACGGCATGACGCTGCTCGAATCCGATTCGTACTGCCTGCAACTGGTGGCGAGCGGCGCGGCTGCGACCGCGTATCACCGCGCATCGTTTTCCCAAGTCGATTACTAGGAGCCGTCATGCGAGAGATGTCAGTCACCCACTTGATTAACAGAGCGATTGACGACGCTGGGCGCTTTTATGAAAGAGAACGCCAGCGGGCCGAGCGGGAGTATTTCGAAGGGCTTTATGGCAAGCGACCCACGAAAAAGATTCCTTACGCGAAACGGCTGGCAGAACGGTTAGCCGCGAAGCACAAATAGACGCGAATAAAGATAAACCGGGGGAAGGATGGGTGAGAGCGTGAGGTATCCGGATGCACCTCATACAGAGGGAGAGGGCTGGCGCGCAGTGGTCAGCGCTGTGGACAGTCTGCGCGACGAGATCGGGCAGAGGCACATCGAAAACACAAGCACGCTCGAAGAGCTCGACGCCAAGGTCAACGTCGTGATTGATCGGGTCGACGATCTGCATAAGGCATTTCCCGGAGGCGACTGGGAAGGCCATCGGCGTTATCACGAGACACTGATCGAAAAGGCCGAAGCGCGCACGAAGTTCTATGAGGACCTGCGCGCGGAGCTCGCAAAAAAGGGGATGTGGGCGCTGATTGTTCTGTTTGGGCTCGCACTGTGGCAGTACGTCAAATCGAAGGTGACAACTTGAAACCAGTCTCTTACTGGCGCACCGCACATAAGCGCAACAGCGTGCGCGCGCTGATTCTTGGCGCCGTGGTGCCGTTCGCCGCCGGCATCTGGTCGTCGGTGCCCGGCTCGCTTCTGGAGCGCTTGCCGCTCTGGCTCGTGCTCGGTATCAGCGCGGTGATATCGGCGGCCGGCCTGCTCGGCGCATACACGAAGCAGGGAGGCCTCGATGGCTAACAGCAATCGTAAGCCGGTCCGTCGCTCTCTGGCCGCCATCGTGGGCGCCGCATGCGCGGCCGCATGCATCAGCCTGACCGGCTCTCACGAAGGCGTCTCGCTCGCGCCGTACAGCGACCATCTTGCGGGCAACATCGATACGGTCTGCTTCGGCGAGACGCACGTCGCGATGCACCGCTACACGCTGCCGGAGTGCAAGCAGATCCTCGACACCAGCCTCGCGGGCTATGCGAGCGCCGTGCGCGCGATGACACCCGGGTTCGACTCGCTGACCGATGGCCAGAAGGCGTCCGCGATCGATCTTTCGTACAACGCGGGCCTGTCGAACTACCGCGGCTCGACGCTGCGGCACCGGTACATAGCGCGAGACTTCCCGCGCGCGTGCGATGAATACCTCAAGTGGCGGTTCGCTGGCGGCCGGGATTGCGCTGTCGCGTCGAACAGCTGTTCCGGAATCTATCGCCGTCGCGTCGCCGAGCGCGCGGCATGCCTTGGAGAATAAATTGAGCCCCTACCTGATCACTGGCCTCGCCGCGGCGCTTCTCGGAATTGCTGTCGGCGCGGGCACCACGCACGAGCTGGACGCCAACCACTACGGCGCGCAGCTCGCCACCGAGAAGGCCGCGCATGCTGCGGACATCGCTAGAGTCAACGCAGAGGCCGCGCAGCAGCTCGCGACCGCGCTATCGAAGCAGCAGGCAGCAGAGGGCCGCGTCGCGACCGTCGAACAACAATTCAACACTGAGGTATCAAACCATGCGAAAGACAACCTTGCTTATCAGTCTCGCCTCGCTTCTGGCGCTGAGCGCCTGCGCGTCCGGGTTACCGGTTGCGTGCCCGGCGCCGCCGCAGGTAAAAGCACCACCGCCGCCGGCAGCGCTGATGGAACCGACTCCTATGCAGACCTCGACCCAACGGTTGCAACAGGCGTTGTCCAGGTAGCAGCGGACGATCAGCGGGAAATCGACAAGCTGAAGGCGTTACAGGCTTATGTCGCCGCGCTGCAGGAACAGGGGTTCATCGCCGGGCCGGATGCCAAATAAGCCGCCGGGGCTAGAATGTCCCGATGGACAACGAGAACGCAACCGAATACCTGCTGGAACGGGCCGCCATCATGGAGATCGATGGCGGCCTGAAACGGTTTGAAGCAGAGTATTTCGCGATCGTCGCAACGTGGCGATTCTGCAACCGGGTCGGCGCGTCGCCGCCAACAGCGCTCAATTACAAGATGATCAGCCGGGGCTTCACCGGCGACGAGCCGCGCGAGCCAGGTGAACGGACATGAAAAAGCCGCCTTCGGGCGGCTTTGCTGTTTCACATGCGTGCGGCGATGTCCTCCGACGACTCGCGGTAATAGACCTGCTGGAGAATGCGCAAATCTTTGTGCCCGCTGATCTTCGCGAGGGTCATCACGTCCACCTTGCGAGACAGCCGCGTCAGTGCTTCCGCGCGCGAGTCGTGAAAGTGCAGATCCTCTATCAGCAGCTTGTCGCGGGCCTTACGGAAGATCGCATCAAGCGTCCCGGACGAAACCGTGAAGCACTGTTCGCGACCCGCCACCGTCCGCAATAGCCTGATCGCATGCTTCGACAGTGGCACCTCACGCGGGCGTCCCGTCAGGTATTGCATCTTGTGCTCGACCACCGCGACGCGGCGCTGCAGATTCAGCGTCCGCGAGCTGAGGCTCAATATCTCGCCGGCGCGCATCGCCGAGCGCAGCCCAACCAGAAACGCCAGCGCGACCTCCTGACTTTTCGTCACCGGCGCATGGCCGCTTCGATATCCCAGCCCGCGACAAATCCGCTTGACCTCGACCGGCAACACGCGGCGGATGCGCGGCGGCGTATCGGCGGGCAGCCGGAATCCGTCGAAAGGGGAGTGATCCAGCCAATGCCACTCCTTGCGCGCAATATTGAACGCGTTGCGCAGCCAGTTGATATCGCGCTGCACGGACGCTGGCGTCACGCCTTCGACGAGCTCGCCATCCGGATCAACGAAACCTTTCAGACGCGCGTCGCGCCATCCGGCAAGGTCCGGCGTCTTGACCTGCGACAGGGTGAGTTCAGCGATGTGCGGGAAGTCGCGGATGAATGCCTGGATGCGCAACACCTCGGCGCGCTCGCCGCGTTTCTGTGGGGAAATCTCTTCCCCATATCGCTTGAGCATTTCACCCACGGTGTGTAGATCACCGGCCGGTGTCGTCTTACGCTTGCGGAGTTCTATCTCGCGCGCGCTCGACCACGCCTTCGCCTCGCGTTGCGTGCGGAATACCTTGGAATCCCGCTCGCCGGCTACGTACACCTGCGCTCGCCATCCGTCTTTGTGCGGGGTGATTGAGGCCATCGTGGGGAGGTCCGTGCGGAGAAAATGGGGACCCGATTATACGAACAATGCCGGTTAACGGCAAAACCGTACTGTATGGATGATCAGAGGAGGGGATTTAAGTGACTGATTTTCCGGGCTTTCTCAAACATCGGGAAAGCCCGGAAATGTGTCTTGGTGCCCAAGAGAGGAACCCCGATCCTATATGCAGCGGGGCTTTCAGCGATCGTGTGCAAAAAAATGGGGAGAAAAATCACTCCGCGATCAGAAGCCGATCGACCTGCTCGATGGGGATCAGGCCGCATCCGTTGAACGAGAGCTTGCCGGCCTTCATCAGGTTCCGTACTGTCGGCCGGCTCAAGCCGAGCATCTGGGCGGCCTGCGTGATCGTCACCTGGACGGGACGCGGATGCCGCTCCGCATAAATCTGGACTGCCCGAACAGCCGTTTTCAGTTCTTCTGTCATCGCATACCCCATGCTTCTCGTGTTGTATAAATGATACGCTCTGCTGCCTCGATCACCGCGGCCTCACCATCATTGCGAGCGCCGCGCGCCGGTTAATCTCCGCGAAGTAGCCAGTCAGTTCGCCAGTGAAGGGCGACGCTGTGCGCGGCAGTGCGATCCGCGTCGGACCAACTACCGGCTTAGGCGAGACCTGATGCCTGCGCCGCAAGTGCTCGGTTCCGGCCACGATGAAGCACGTGTTCTTGCCTCGCATGAACGTCGAGAGTTTTCCGGCCGCAAGCATCTCCAGAAGAACCGGCTTGAGCATGGCCGGCGCGACGCCGACCTTAAGCCCGAAGGTATGGACGGCATAGCCTGCGCCTGGCCGCATCGCCTTCAGCAGGGACTCATGGGTAGGTGGCTGGTGTGTCTGATTGGTCATGGTTTCACTCGCTTGAATTCAACTACCCACACATACGGATTAGCTTCCCAATCGCCGCCGGTTGACTGCCACAGAGCCGAGAATGCCCACCGCTCTGGCGGCACCGGTGACCCCGCGTTCGCGTAGTTCTCGCCCTCGTTGTAATCAGCGCCTTCCGGGTCAATGCCTTCCGCCCAGCAGTCGTCGCGGCTGATCTGTTTCAGGCGCTCGACGCGCACGCCGGTGATTTCGATCAGGATGCGCGACGCAGCGCGCGGCATGTGAATCGATGGACGCCACTGGCGGCGAATACCGTCTGCCGATCGTTCAAGGTCGGGTCCAAGCGGATCGTCGAGATAGTCGGAGCGGTAGAACACATCGCAGTCGGGCTCGTAAGGGCCGAACGGGTGATTGCTGTGCTGCCACGTCTCGCGCACGTAGAGGCGATCGCCTGGTACGCCATAGGGGCACGGCACCCGCTCGATGCGCTCGTGCACTTCATGCCCAGGTCCGTCACCGTACAGCCACGACAGCTCGGCCACACCGCGCTCGTCGCAATCGACGCTCAGGCTCGGGCCGACTGCCTGCTTGAACACGCGGCGCGTCTGCGTCTTCGGGGCTTCGTCGCGAAGCAGCGCGAGCACCATTGCGCCACTGAAAAGAATCGGACGTTCTTTCATGCTCTAACTCCGCTCGGGAACGGCCAAGCCACTGCCAACGGATCATGCTTCATTGCCGACAGCTCTACTGGTGGCTTCGCTGCAACCTTGCGCGCCGGCGCTACTTTCTTCTCGGCGAACTTTTTCGCTGCCTTGGGCTTCGTCACCTCCGGGCCGCGCAGGATAGTCGGCAACCATCCGCTATCGCGCAGCTGCAGCTCAGCGTGGTTGTCGATCGCGCCTTTCTTCATCGATCCGCACTCGGCTTCAGCGTTCTCTGCACCTGCGTCGACCATGGCGGCGATCGCGATATCCTTACGCACGTGCTTAAAGTAGGCCGCCGCGGTCGGTTGCCACCAACCAGACATGTCGAGGCCAAGGCATGCGGCGATATCTGCACCTGGCTGTGAGGCGCTGCTCGTCTCATGGTGTTGCACAGCATCGATGCATGACGCTGTGCAGAATGCGAGTACTTCCATCACCAGCTCGAGCGGCTGATCCTCGAACCATTCGAGCAAGCCATCCGCGCTTTCTGGAAGCGCCTTCTGCAGATCTGTACGGAGCTCATGCAGCGTGGTCCATGCGCGGCTTCCCTCGATATCGTCGGCGTGCAACTTCAGGTTGCTCGTATGATCGTTGGCAGTGACCTTGATAGCGCCAGCTGTGTAGGACGGGAGACCATAGAACACCTGCGCGGCCAGCGTAGCGCACAGCGCATTGAGAGCGAGACGCGGGCACTCAGCCAGGTGCGCCTGCATGGCGGCGGTGCGGTGCGCCGACAGCCGTCGTGTCAGGGATTCGGAGTGCGCCGGCTTGGCTGCAGGAGCTTCGGATCCAGCGGCTTCTCCTTTGTCGCGGGGCTTGTCCTCCGGACGGATCAGGCCGCGGTGGATCTCCAGCACGCCCGCGTAGCTCAGACCGATAAGCACGCCCGCTTTCTTCTTCTGGCGATCGCTGTACGTCTCCAGCCCCGACTTCATAGCTACGATCTTTTCCTCGAGCTGCTCGCGCTCATCGTCGAGGTCTCTTATCGCATCGTATTCACCAGCCTCCTCGAGGCGCTCGATCTCATCAGCCAGCCAGTCGCGCCGCGCAGTCATAAGCTGCAAGTTCGATTCTTCATCGCCAGTCAGTTCGCGCGTTGTCGCCTTGCTTCTTCCGAATTTGTAGACGTCGTTATAGCTCACGCTCTTCTGCGCGACGACCCATGACCAGCCTTCGGCGCGCAGTGCTGCTGCCGTGGCCTCAAGCTTTTCATTGAACAACCGCTCGAGCAGATTGGCGTCGGCCATATACCCTTCGTCGGGGGCGCCAAACAGGTCTCGGGTGACCGTACCGCCGGCAGCCTCATATGCGTTCAAACCAACGAACCGTGCTGCGGCGTCGCGCGTGGTGCCGATCATCCCTTTTGTAAGCGCATCTCGCAGGTGTCCAGCTTGGCGCTCATAGCCTTCGGCCTTATTCCAGACCTGTTCCTGCCGCTTATGGTCATCGGTGATGGACAGTGCCGTCACCTGATCGAGGCGCATCTCGCCGGCGCGGTAGAGCGCGATCATATTCGGCGACACGTTGGCTAACTTCAGGCGGCGCTGGACGACGATGGGCGACACGCCAAACGCAGCCGCGATATCTTCGACCGGCTCACCGGCATCATGCATCCGCTTGAACGCTTCGAAC